GAAATTTTTCCAGAAGTAATGTTGATCGGATTTAGTGTTATAATTCCCTTTATGTAATCAATTTTGCCAACGTTTCTTCTCAAAACAGTTGAACTTTGGGAACTTGGTGATGGAATAGTGAAAATAAAAATAGAACCAGTATTCCCGCCAATATCTGGAAAATCTGATAAGTAAACATCTTGCTGAATTCCAGAAACTCTGAAAGCGGTCGATTTGATGTTATATCCATTCAAATTTTTTATATGAAATCTATTTCCAAAACCAATTTGATATTCCGCTAAAGTATTTAACGATAATCTTAAGTCTCTTCTTATTGATATTGTTGTTATGTTGGAAGTAATTGCCTCGTGACTATCATCTAATATTTTAAGAAACTTGCTATACTTAAACCTTGCCCCATATCTGTTAAGTTCAGAAGATTCAGAATACTTTGTTGCATTAGATTGCACTATACTAGATACAAAACTAGAACTAGGCGCTAAGTTTGTATTGTAGTATACTTTGGAATTAATTTCTATAAAGAGGTACTTGAGATCTAAAATTTCTGGAACTATTCCTGCAACAGCATACTTTTTAAGTTTTAACTTAATATTTTCTTTAATCAGGTTTGGTAAAAAATCTCCAGATCTTGGTTTAATACTAATAAAAACTTTTCCATATTGTGGAGGAACCAATTCCTCTCCACCAAAAACTGAGATTGATTCTGTCTCTGGATATATTCTGTTAGGGATTAATGTTTCATAATCATTTACTGTAAGGGCTCTATTTTGAGATGCATAGATTCTTGGCGCATATTTTTTAATTGAGTCTACAGATTCTATATTTTCTCCGCCTGTAGAAGGAAGATCTGTGGAAATTAGAGATATTCCAGAAGAAACGGCGTATTCTATCCCGTTTCTAGTATAAGTTAATCTCCCACTAAAACTAAAGTTTGATATCCCGTTTCCACTGTCTCCATTAGTAAAAATATAATTTACATCAATAACATTTTCATTTTGTAACTTTTGTCCGAATATTCCATCACCAAAAATAAGTTCATATCTTTCATCCTCTATTTCTTGAAGAAAATAAACTTTGGAATCTGGTAAAACTTCGAAAAGATTATCTTGGAAATTGTATTTTGTAGATATCGATGATTGGGAATTATCCTTAACTATTACTGATATTAAATCAGTATCTATTCCAGAATTTGAAAGTATAAATCTTTGATTTGGGGTTCTATCAGAATATGTGAAAGAGGAACTTAATAAAACCCCCTCATAAACAGAAATACTATTAAATGATGCTATATTATCGACGACCGGAACTGTTATGTCATCTAATATTGAGAATACGTATGAATTATTTCCAAAAGATCCTGTTGTTGATGCAACAACTCCTTTTCTTAAAGTCAACGATGCTGGTACTGGAGTTATATTACTTGTATCAACAAAGAAAGTTATATTTGCCCTTGCAGATTTCCTAGACCTTGGTGTATATCCAATATTTCTTGCTAATGCAACAACGTTTTCTCTGAGAGTTGCACTATCAATAAAAACTTCATTAGATACCATGTTGGCATTATATGAAGTAATGTATGTATTATATGCCAAAACGTCAATTATCGTTGAAAGATTAGATCCTTCAAAATCATAATCAGTAAAATTAGAGTTTGCCTTCAGATAATCTCTAATACTTGATTTAATCTGGTCGAAATCAAGACCAGTAAAGTTTAATAGTGGCATTTATCTACTTGGTTGCAGTACAAATTCTAATTGCTGTGCATTTACTTCAGATCCAATAATTCTATATTGTATGGTCACATTAAAACCATTATTTTCAAAATCAGAAGAAACTTGCACATTAAGTAACTCAACTCTTGGTTCAAAGTTACGTATAGAATTTTCGATTTCATCCCTTAAGAATAGGGCATTTGTATCATCAATATTTTCAAAAATAACTCTGGAAACCCCAGATCCAAAATTTGGATTAAAAAATTTCTCCCCGGGGAGTGTATACACAATATTCCGAATAGAGCGAGAAATTGCAGATTCATTTTTCAAGGCAATAAGATCTTGGCTCAGGGGATTAACCTGAAAAGACATACTAATATCTTTAAATCCTTGACTTACTCGCTCTAGGGGCATTTAATATTATAATTCTAACTTATTTATTAGACTCATAGAGAGGTTCTGTACCATATTCCCAGTCATCATAATCTTCATCATTGCGAATTTTTGAATGAATTTCATTTTGATGAAAAAAATCATGCTTTTTGGGAGTCAATTCATCATTTGCAATCTCACGAAGCATTTTTTGTTTCTGAATTTGAGATTCCCAACCATATTCTGAGGACAAATACTGTGTCCCCCATTCATCTTTCATGAAATTTTGGTCTTTATCGACTTGTTTGGTCATTTTTTTGCTCCTGATTTAGTAAATCAGAACTTTTTACGGGGTTGCTATCCCGTGAATCAATATAAAAACCTTCTCTTAAGTAGTCTGGATCATCAACAAATGTTAAATTGTCCACTTTTCCCATATTTTCACCTTTCCAGACTGGAATTGCAACAGTATTTCCATATCTAAAGTCAGGATTTCTACGAAAATGGACCTCAATAAGGTTTTTTCCAATAAATTCGCAGTTAATCCACTCATAATCTCCTCTTAGCAAATCTAAGACTTCGGGAAATTTTACTTTATTATCTATTTTAGTCCACTTTTTCCATTTATATAATGGATTTTTATAATCTCTCTCACCCAAAACAACTAACTTTGGTTCTTTATGATAAAAATCTACACTAATATGATCCCCACTAAACATTTCACACCAAAATTCTGATGGATGAAAGTGATCTGTATATTTTTCAATATATTCTACGCGAGAAAAACGACCCATCCCCAACAAATTAATACTAGGTCTAACTATATAATGACCTGAATGAGGAACTGGGGCACCTACAGGACCACACAGATACCCCAGAGAGCGTGATAGAAACAGTTTGTTATAGACCCAAAGATCTTCAGTATGAATATAATTCCATTCATCTACTGGATCGGAGAAATACATGGTCTATGTAAAGTGTAGTTCTTTTGAATACGAATATCAGAATTTTTAAAAGTCCAACATTCACCATTACTATCTAGAAAAACTACCCATTCAAAGTCATGTTCTTGTGAACGATCAATTACAAAAAAAGCCCAGCCATTACCTTTTGGAGTAACGACTGGGATTTGTGGATTTAATTGTATCATGAAAAAAATTATTTTCCTTGACCACGATATTTCTTTTTACGTCCATTACGAGACGTTGCACTTAATAATGTGCGAGGAGAGCGTCCTTGACGAGTTTTCTTAGGTGCTCCAGGTTCAAAAAGAGTTTTATTTCCGCCACCTTTTGCCATTTAAATTTCCTCCATTTCAATTTCATTAGGATCAATATCTTCTCCCGAGTAAAAACGCTCTGAGAAGTCTTGTAAGATCTCACTACAGTCTTCCATAGTGAGATCTTTATAAATTTTACGACCTTTATAAAAAAGATTGTAGTGCTTTTCCATTAGATAATGCGAGTTTTTTCATGCCCAACACGAATCCGAGGATCACACCAAATATCAAATCCTGCATCTTTTGCATCAAGACAGAATGAAACATCTTCACCGCACATATCTTGAACATTACCAGATTCAAAAACTTGCATCTTTGGAGCAAACCAAGGGTATTCAAGATTCTCAAAGACACCTTTTTTAATTAGAACCCAACCAAAACCTGTGTAGTCTACAGTAAACGGCTTACGACGCTTGCTGATTGATTCCACAGTTTCATGGTTCATAACTCCACCATTCTTACGGAAATCATCTTCTTCCAACCAGTGTGCGACAGAAGTTGTGTGACCATCTTCTGTTGCGTACCAACCAGCAACAACTTCCTTCTCTTCTCCTTCTTCATTCAGAGCAAGATCACAGAGTTGCCAGAACTTGTTTGTGTCAAAGACAATATCCGAGTCAATCCAAAGTTGATAATCATATTGTAGTTTTCCATCCCAAGGAATTTGCTTTGGTCCTCGAAGTACATTTGCACCTAAGCATTTGCAACGTGCAAAGTTAACCATCGATGAATAATCTTGAGAAATCTGAATTGCCATCTGGTTTTGTACCAAATCAAAACAGAGTTGAATAAAATTTTTCATGAATAGATAAGAACATCCTCGTCCAGGAAGACAAAAAACAATTGTCTTTCCTTTCATACGTTCTTTAATTGCTTCAATGTCCCATTCAGAATCTTGTCCTTTTTTGGGTGCAACAGTTTTAACAGTAAATCCTTTTGCCATAAGTTTAAGTAACTTCAGATCAATTTTAACAGTCTATATATGCTTTGTCAATATGAAGAATCTTGTACTATTTTTTTATTAACTATCAGTTCTTCATATGACAAATCATTTGGTGCATAATCAGTATGCATAATACCTACAAGTTGATTGAGTGTTTTCCAAGTTGTAACAAATTCTTCTTCCTTAATTGAATGAAATATGCACTTGTCCTTTGCATATATGTGATATATTTTTTCGGTGTGCGTCATAAAAAAATTTCCGGAAATTTTTCTTTCAGTTTTATTTTGTTACTGAATTATATATCACAACAATACAAAATCCTAGTGCAACAAAAAATGGGCGTGGATAGCGAATCATCCAGCCCGCTAATACAACCTTCCAAAAATTCCAATATGGTGATCTTCGGCGGGGGTTTTTTAGACTAATCATACTTCCGGAAAATTTTTTTAAGATTGATATATCTCGGTCGATTTGTCACCTCTGTAGGTTAGGGTAGTGATGCATTTTTATATACGGGACAACGCCGCACGGCGCTATAAACAATCGGCCGCAAATAACTGCCTAACCACTATATCACCAATCATAACATAAAGGGCACAGAGTGTCAAACCCCGTGCCCTTAAGTGATCAGAACTCGATGCTATCT